TGCTATTCGGAATTTATCACCCGAAGAGATGGAGAAGCGGAAGGCGCGTCAAGCTCAAGCCAATCGCGAACAAGGCGTAAGGGTCTGGAAAGTTTAGTAGCGATATACTCTGGATCGTACCCATCGAGAGCCATGTCTTTCGCACGTTGCTTCGTTGACCTACTAGACACAACAACCTTTGCGTCTGTGATGTTATGCGCGGCAAAGCCTACCCATTGCACACGGTCGTGCATGTCTGTCCACTCACGCACCTTACCGTATCTCACTTCCATAACCATGTAGAGCCTGTGATCTGGCGGTAGCTTTGCCTGTAGCTGTGGCCAGATGGGGTGATCGTATGACCCGTCGAAGATGCCTGCGTTCTGCTTGGCCGTCTCTTCGTCTGCAAAGACTTGCGCCACTCTGATCTGCGTCTCCAGCACAGTAAGCTGGTTGGTTGAACCTGCTTCTCTACCCATGCCACCCTCGGATGGTTTGTTCGAATGGTGTACCATGATCACAGACAAGCCAGAGTTGCGGAGCTTGACCGCCAGCTTGTTGATCTTTGCCCACTCGTCTGCGGAGTTTTCGCCAAGTCCGGGGTAGGCTGAACGGATGGTGTCAATCACGACAACGTCTGGCTTGGCGTATTCGATCCAGCCTTGCAGTTCCATCAAGCCTTCACGTTGGTTGAGGTCAATCTCTTTGTCATCAACGAATGGCGTCCAGATGTTAAGGCGGTCTTGTGTATCTCCGTGCATCTGCCGCATCTCCATCAGACGCTTGGCAATGGTGGACATACCCATTTCAAAATCAAGGTAGAGAACTCGTGCAGGTCTGCCGATTTCGAACGGGCCAAAGTATTTTCGACCCGCCGCCATGGAGGACATTGCATGTTGAACAAACATGGATTTGCCGTGGCCCGAATAACCGAAGACCTGCACGATAGTATTACTAGGAAGCCAAGGTTCTATCAAGTAAGACTTAGCATCAGCTTGAGATAAAAGTTGCTCTGCATCCTTCATCTGGATGAGCTTTCGATCACGCTTTTCAGCCTGCTGTTCTGGATGCACCATTGGCTTGAAGTTGTAGTTGCCTTGGTCGTCAAACCGTTCGGGATGATTGCGCCTCTCGGCTTGCTCCATTGACTGCACAGTCGCCTCAAACTCAGGCTCGTCCAGTGCGTCAGCAAAGAACTCATTCATAAACGCGTGGCCTCTGACCCGCAGGTCTGGGCCGAAGTAACCTTCAAGAATACTCTCAGATATGTGGCGCATCACGCGCTCGTTACGCCCATTGCTCATGCCAGTGGGTATCTTGAGTGTGTTCGGAAAGTTATCGCGCACATACTTGGCCGTGCGATCCCATTCTGATATAAATTCGTCTGGCTGCAACGGCTGCACAGACGTCAGGTCTAGCTCCTCGAAGCTGAACTCACCCTCTACTTTTTCATACAGGGTTGGTTGCCAGTCTTCCCACATGGGATAATCATCATAGTCGAGATACTGAGGGTAGTCCCAATGGTAGTGGTTCGATGGCGGAAGAAGTGCGTAGCTCCCGTCACCTCGGAAATCTAGCCCGTCTATCTTCGGCCAGTCTGCACCCCGGCTGTTGACCCCGGCACGAGGGCCGCGTCTGACACCGTCCTTGGGGTGTTCGAAGTATAGATGGACACCGCGCTTTGTTTTTACGCGGATGGGTGATCGCATGCCAGCATCGAATGCGGCATGCAATGCGTCTTCATTATCGCAGTCGACGACGACTAAGCCAGAGACTGCGCCTGTAACGATGGCGATGTCATAGTTCGGCCATTGACCCCACCATCCATTCACTTCGTCTTCAGTTGGCAGTCTGTCTTGATACTCTCGCCATTTGATTGCGGGTCGCTTGCCTTCTGGCTTGATTGGAATGATGCTCCAACCTCTGTCCAGATATTCAAGTGCCGCGTCTAGTTTTGTCTTGGTCATAATCATCCTCTTCAAAGTATAAGTCTAAGTCTAGTTCTGGTTTCTGGGACTTGATCCTCTCCAAGACGACGCTCGAAACGTATGCGCGATTGATCCATCCGTAGGGTGCTGTCCTTACAACCCCTGCGATCTGGGCAACCGCTGACGCTCCACCAAGGTCATCAATCAGACGTTGGATGTTCAGCTTCGCTTGCATATAAATCTTCCTTTTTTGTTTTCAGACTTGCGTCTCTGTATAATGTATAATACTCTTTAGGTGTTTACAAGACACCAAACGTAGTAGCTGGTGTCAGATTTACGGAGGTATATATGAGTGAAGTAGACAGTTGGTCTGTCTTTGAAGACACGGCCAGCACAGCACAAACCGCTGATGTATCAGCAAATAAACTTGAGCCGCTTGCAGATGAGTACGCAAAACTCAAGTCACAAAGCGAGGCTATCGCCGACAGACTAGGCCAACTCGAAAATGAGATTGCCTATCTATTCCCCGAAGAAGCAGGGGAAATCGCCCAATCCACCACAAAGTTTGAGGTCATAGTGTCTCGCTCTGAGCGTTGGTCTTGGGACAAAGAAGCTCTGGAAAGAAAGTTCGGTGAGGGCAGTCTTCCTGACCACATCAAGCGCAGTCTTAGCGTGGACAAGCGCAAGTTTCAGAAGTTGCCACAGCATGAGCAAGAAACCTTGCGCTATGCACTAACCCGAAAACTGGACAGACCGAAAGTGAAGGTGATCCCAAATGTTTAAGCCAATGTCGACGTCGGACGTGACAGAAAATGAACCGACAAAAACCTTATTGTATGCCCATCATGGCTACGGCAAGACCTATCAATGTCGCTACTATCAGAAGCGATTTGGCAAGGGCTTGATCTTATCTGGTGAAGCAGGGCTAAAATCTATTGAAGATGTAGCTATTGATTATCTGCCCTTCTCGTCATGGGATGGCAAGCAAGACCCAGACAACGGCGTATATTCATTCCGTGGCATCTGGTCATTCATCGCATCTACAGACTTCAAGAAGGCTGGCTACAAATGGATAGCTATCGACAGCCTGACTGAGTTGTCTGAGCGTCTGATTGAGCATCTTGAGAAACAACATGAGGGCAACAAGAACGCCTTCGCCATGTGGGGTGATTACAACCGCATGATGTTGGGTGCGCTCAAGGCTGTTCGTGACCTGCCTGTGCATGTGTACGTCACATGTCTGGCCAAGGAAGAGAAAGATGCAAACGACATGACGCATTACTGGCCGCTCGTCAAAGGCCAAGCGGTGTCGAAGCATGTCCCTGCACTGTTCGATCATGTCCTGTGCGGTGTCCGTACAACAGAGCCGAACGATCAAGGGAAGCCGAAGGTTCAGCGGTACATCGTGACCGATGAGGTGTCTGGTTGGCACGGCAAGACGCGCGATCCGCGCAACCGTTTGAAGGCTTATGAAAAGTCAGATGACGTAACTGAATTACTGGCTCGGATGTCTGCGCCAGAAGATGAAACATCACCCAAAGGAGAAAGCAAATGAGTGATTGGAATGGATTTGGGTCTCTCGACCTATCAAAAGTAGAAGCTGGCGGTGGAAGCACACGTCTGCAACCCGGAACGTACACCGTGAAATGTACAGACGCGAAGGTCGAAGCCATTGGTAGCACGAGCAACAAGAAGCTCGTGGCAGACTTTGTTGATGCGGCAGGCACTGGTGACATCCGCATGAACTTCAACATCGTTCACAACAATTCACAGGCACAAGAGATTGGCATGCGCCAGTTGAAGTCTTTCTTGATTGCTGGCAATCACCCAAGCCCAGACAAGCCCGGTGATGTGGCCAGTCTGAAAAACCTTGAGTGTAAGATCATCGTCGGCATGGGTAAGCCGTGGATTAATCGCGACAATGTCGAGGTGACGACCAGTGAAATCAAAAAGTTCATGGCGTTGAATGAGCAAGCTGCGTCTGCGGCTTCATCTGCACAAGCACCCGCAAAGGACTTGGACGACGAAATCCCGTTTTAACAATAACAAGGGGGGCGAAACGCCCCCCAACCTTGAGGTAGGTTATGAGCATAAAAGCTACGGAAGTTGTTGTTAAAATTGACGACGGATATGACAAACAAACAGAAGGCAGAGCCAGAGAATACATTGGGGCTTCGGGTGTCGGACATCCCTGTGACGCATACCAAGCATACAGTATGCGAGGATTTCCAAACACTGAGCCAGACGCTCGCCTCAAGCGCATATTCCGCTTGGGCCACATCCTCGAAGACGAAGTAGTCAAAGACCTTAAAGAAAAGGCTGACGTGCGGGTTTGGGAAGTTGATGGGCTGACTGGCAGGCAGCACACATATGAAGAATGGGAAGGCCACGTCGTCTGTCACATGGACGGACACATCGAGTTGGACGACGGGATACTTCGCGTCTTGGAAATCAAGTCGATGAACGATGCCTCATTCAAAAAGTTTAAGAAGGATGGCGTGAAATATTCGCATCCAAGATACTACGCCCAGTTGATGATGATGATGGGCATGTCAAAAATTCACAGCAGTTTCTTTATCGCTGTCTGTAAGAATAACTCAGAGTACCATGCAGAGATTGTGGACTACGATGAGTTCGAGTTCAGCCATCTCAAGGAGCGCGTTCAACGTGTGCTTGATGGCGGTGCCAGAAAGATCAGTACCGACAGTTCAGACTGGAGATGCCGAGGATGCTTCAAGTCTGGCGCATGCTGGGAAGGTGCCGAGGTCGGCAAGAGATGCCAGACTTGTCAGTTCGTCAGGCCAAAGCCAGATGGTGGATGGCACTGCAACAAGCATGACAAAGAC